CCATCTACAGGTTCTGGTTATATTCATCATATTCCAGCAAATTATACGATTAATATGAGTAGTGGCACTATAGCTAATTTTCCAGCAGAATTTTATAGATATGTTATGATATATGCTGCTTTAAAAGTATTACATAGAAAAATGGTAGATTCTTCATTGCCTCCTGAATTAGTACTTCCAGCGTCACCACCTTCTATAACTGTCCCTGATTTAACTATAGCTGATTTAACTATAGGATTAACAGCTCCAGCTGTTCCTCATGAATTACTTGATGTATCAATAGAAGGGATAACTGCTGTTGATGTAGCTAGTTTAACTATACCTACTTATAATAAGCCTACAACAGTTCCTAATTTTTCTGATATAGATCATTGGATTACGGATGAGGAAGATAGTGAATTAGCAGGTTCAAGGATTAGTGCTGTAGGACTAGAGTTGCAACAATTCAGTGCAGATATAAATAATGAACAGGCAGAATTTCAAAAAGAAAATGCTAGATTTCAAGCAGAACTTCAAACTAAGGTAGCTAAATTTAATGCAGATGTTAGCGATGCTGGAAGAGAAGCTGATTTAAAAATACAAACTTATCAAGCAAACTTACAAAGATTTTCATCTGATGTGTCACTGTATACTAGCGAAGTAAATAAGTTAGTTAATATATTTACTCAAAATATGCAAAAAGATATTCAAATATGGCAAGGTAAGATACAGGCTGATATAAATAAATTTTCAGCTGATATTCAAGATTACAGTTCAAGGATACAAGGTGATACAGCTATATATGCATCTAATTTGCAGAAGAAGCTTACTGAGTACCAATGGTTGACAACACAATATACAAGTTTGAAAGCTGAATATGGAGAAGCTTTTGGAATAGGAGTTTAGAATGGCAATTAGAATGAAAATGAGTGCAAATGCTAGTATATTTCATAGATTGGCTGCTATAAATGATGCAGCTGGTCATGATGTATCTACTTCTGCAGCTAATTCAAGTGGATTAGGTGGTAGTGGAGATTTTCAAATAGATAGTGATGATGATATAACTATAGGCACAGCACATCAAGTTGTAGATGAAACTGAAGCTGCAATAGGTTCTGGTTCATGTGCTAATTTTTTATATATTAAAAATACGGGCTATACAAGTTCTGCAAAAACTACTGCTGTAGGAGAAGCTTCTTATATAACAGTAGGAATTGGAGGAGCTTACGCTGCAGGTGGATTTAAACTATATGCTGGTCAAGCTATAATTTTACCTGGTATGAGTGCTGGATCTGACAATTTAAGTGAATGTCAAATCGATTCAAGTGTAGCTGCTACTTATGTAGAAATAACTTATGCATAAAGGATAATTATGACACAAAGAGAAATGGTAGAAACAATTCAGCAATTACACCCAGAGGTGAGTGTTAATAGGATATTAAAAATGCTCAATAGAGCTCAAGATGATTTCTGTAGAAAGACAGAATGTATAGATACTTCATTTTATGACTCTTTAGTTAGTGGTCAAAGATACTATCCTTTGATTAAAAAAATTAATCAAATATGGAGAGTTGATGTAGAAAATGAAAAAGCTGATAGATTAGTAGGGACTCCTACAAAAACGGATATAACATAATGGCTGCAAATAATTCAAAAGGTTGGTGTTGGTGGGTAGATAGAGGTTCTCTAGGTGTTGCTAAAACAAGTGATTATGGTAAAAGCTTTACATCTCCAGAAGTAGGGGATGCTGGTACTAATAATGTCAGAATATTTTGTTCAGCACTAGCGGATCCTTTTGCTACGGGTTCTAGTATGAATTTGGATGCTGAAACTTCTGATGTTCCAGAGATTTTTCATGAAGCTCTTATATTTAAAGTGCATTCAATGATATATGAAATAAATCCTGAAACTATACAATTAGCTCAATATTATAATGATAAATATAGACTAGAAGTATTGGAAGCTAAAAGATACGGTAATATAAATAGAACTGAAGGAGCATTTATTATAGGAGAAGACTTTTAATGACTCCTCCTTGGACAGAAGATCAGGGCTCTACTACAACATTTTTAGATAAGCAGATTCATCTGGAAACTGGTTCTACTTATAGAATTAAAAATGATTCTTCAGTAGATTTAGTTTCTATACCAGAAGCAACTGGTATTGTAAACATGCCATTTGGCTTTGCTGCTACGGGAACTATTAGTACTGTTGGTGATATGAATATTTCTGGAGAACATACTGCAGCTACTCTTAAACTTACAGATAATATAATTAAAGATAACAGTGGTAATCCAGCAATAACATTTAACGGTTCAGCTTTAGTATCTAATATTAATATATCTGGAGGTACTATATCAGGTGGATTAACTTGGTCATCTGCTCAAAACCTTAATAATGTTGCATTGACTAATGTGAATGTAGATTCAGGTACATTTGATAATATCTCAATAGCTGGTTGTACATTCTCATCTCCTTTAGATTATGGGAATAGTGCAATGACTAATGTCGATGTAAATTCAGGTACTATATCTGGAGTTACTATAGATGGTAGTCTGACTTGGTCTGCAGCACAAACTATAGGAAGTCTAACACTAAGTCAAGTATATGGTGGAATAGCTACAGATCCAGCATCGACTAATTTTAATAACGAATGTATTCATAAAGCACATTTAAAAATGGATGATTCTGATATTATATTTGATGTAGATGGCACTCAAACTAGATACATAAGATTTAGAAGTAACGAAGAAAATGTAACTAATGGTACTTTGCATATACGATCAGATAATATATATAATGAAGATGGATGGCCCCAAACTCAATATGGCAACGATCTTACTTTAAGTACAGATGGTTATCTTAATTTATAT